TAGGTGCTCTCCGGCTCTACCTATCCTACTTTTTTCATCAACCACAAATTTTCTCCGGGTCGGGACTCCTACCTTTATATCTGCAAAAAGGGGGGTCTTGGGTCTTAACTTAACTGATATTTTTTCTTGTGTCTATTTCTTTTTCTATAGTCATAGCATGTAGCAAAACGTTTTGGGGGGGGCAAGGGGTTCACAGATACAATCGACAAGCCGATAGTTATTTCTCTTTTCATATAATGAATTGTTAAAACTATTGTGACAGAACAGAACGAAATGGTATATACCACATCGTTCTCTGTTCTATGTCACATAGTTTTAACATTCATTATGAAAGAAATAACTATCGGCTTGTCGATTGCCTCGGCACGCGCGCGAGATAGAACGCCACTTGTTTTATATAAGATTAGTTGTATAATATAGTTATCTTTATTAAAACCATAGGAGGACACAGATGAAGATAATTTTTAATTTAATGGACAATGGCACTACGATTTGTGGTGGCATTGAAGATGACTTAAGAGAGTTGGTCATCAATGGTGTAACTGTTGTCAGCAATGGCAGAGTCAACCCCACTCACGCAGAGGAGATCACTAACTTGAATGATCAGTTTCAACCTAGAAGATTGGAGGACTTATCATGAAAAGAAAATGCTCACTTTGTAATAAAACTTTTGAGGGTAAGGGACATAATCCCAGACCCTTGAAAGAATATACCGAGCGTTGTTGTGATGATTGCAACAATGATTTTGTCATTCCTATCCGTATGGATTTGTTGAGTCGTGCCATCAGAGAGGATAACAGTGAATAGGGAAGATCACATTAATATCGCAAGAGTACTCAATGAGTACTCTTGCAAATTACCTAATGGATTGATGTTTGATCTTTGTGTCATGCTTAGACAAGACAACAAACAATTTAATGCAGAACTTTTTACCGAAGCTGTTTATGGAGAAAAAGAATGAACGATTGGGAAGTAACTTTTGAAGACAAAAAGAAAAAGTTAAAAAGAAATAGGTATGAAAACTTCCTTGCTTTAAACATAATGCAATGCAGGGAACTTTTAAAACATCACATATACAATTTAAAAAAGGAAGCAGGTTTGCTATATAGCAACCCTAAACGTATTTACATATACGAAGAAAACGTACGCAAATTAAATCGTTTCTTACGTGATTACAAAGTCTGGTATAACAGAACCCAAAAAACTAATCGTAAACAGGAGGAAAAATGAAATACGAATATGTAATAATAGAGCCAAACGGAAATGAAGAACATTTCGAGGTAGACGAGAAACCTGATCTAAAACAGCTTCAGGAAATTGTCGGTGGTAACATTCAACTTGTTGCTTGTAAATATCTTTCTACGATACCTGTGGAGTCTGAAGGTGATAATCAATGTGATGATAAACACATGATCATAAATGAAGAAGGCAAGTTGAGACGCTTGGAAGTTAATTACAAAGCAACGGATTGGTTTGAAGAGAAGTATGCAGGAACTAACGACATGATTGTTGGCAGAGCCGTTGTTTTCAAAAACTTTGAACTAGATTAAACAATAAAATGACTAAAGTTATTTGTTTAGAGTGTGACAAAAAAGAGGCTACTATTTTTGAAGAATCAAATCCTTATGTTGGTTTTTGTTCTGAGTCTTGCAAACAGGACTACAAGCATTGGACGATGAGTCAAGTTAAAGAACCTAGCGATCACGAACTAAGGAAGCCTATCGAACCATCTGTATATGGTTTTGTAAGGAGCGATAGTATAATCAAGAAAGCTTGTGCTATTGATGTGGTTTTAAAAAGGAGAGACAAACTAAAATGATTTCATGTGTCCCCACACTTAGGGCGTCTTCGGACGCCCTTCTATTTTTTCACTCTTCTATTTTTTGCAATCAGAAATTTTATTTTTTTGGCCAGATACAAGCGACAAGTAAACAGATACAAGCGACAAGTTAAACGAAAGTTTAACTTGTCGCTTGTCAAGGGGCGCACGGGCGATAAAAAATTTGACGAGGATAACTGCATATGGGATAATCCCTATACAACAAATTAAACCATAGGAGGTAAAAACTATGCGAGCGAGTAGAAAAGACTACAACGAGATGGCTGAAATAATAAGGGAAGCTTCTTGGCTAATTGATGTGGCACCACACACTGCCAAAGAGGTTGGCATTGATCCTTACGACTTAGTCATGAACTTGGGTTATTTTTTTGAAGAGAATAATCCTAATTTTGATCTTGAAAAATGGTGTAATGCTTGCACCCCAAAAGAGGATTAAATAAACAATTAACAAACCATAGGAGGTTAGGTATGTAGAGAGGATGACACTAGTACACTGGGGACATAGGACAGACCACTCCTATGGGTTAAAGCCGAGAGCTTCGCAAGAAGCCTCGGCTTTTTCATTTTTACCTAGATCCACTATGCTTATCCACCCTGGCTGGCGACAAAATTGAACAGATAAAAGCGACAAGCCAGAGCTGTCGTCTGGCTTGTCGCTTGTCAAGGGTTCACGGGCGAGATTAAATTTAGCAAGTGTTGTTCAAAATTTAACCACCCATCAGGGACGAGGAACGAAGGTTCAAGACCCTTTGTCAATAGTTCTTCAAGCTGGGACGAAGGATAAAGATAAATCTGAGATTTTTTAGGTTGACTTTGGACGAGGGACTTTACCAAGATAAAGCAAGGAGCATTTTTTCTAGTTTTATGAAAGGCGATTTGGTGAGGAGAGATTTTTATTTGTTTACTTTTTGTTACTTTTAATTCAATGGTAAAGAGAACGCCATTTTCAGTAGTGCCTAATAAATCTGGTACGCCTTGTGTTGCCCACGATTCAATCCTTAACCATTGTATTTTATTGACATTTTTCTTTAGTTGTTGATAAAAATTCTTTTCAGGAGTGCTAGACATATATGGGAGATTTGCTATACTATTTAAAGGAGTAAGTCATTAAGACTTACTAATTTAAAACAATTATTTATAGGAGTAAATAAATATGAAAAAATCGCCTATGAGACTTAAAGATCGAGAGGTTTTATTAAGTAAAATAGCAAGAGGAGTGGAGGCAGATAATTTAAAAGTTATCACCAAAGCAATCGAAAAAAACAGAGATTATAAAACAGCTAGAGTTTATCATCTGGACGTTCTACGATTGAAGGATAAGAAAAACGAACTTATCCGCCAAATTCAAGAAAAGGAACAAAAGATAAGAGACCTAGTTGAAAAAGTAAATAGAAAGTTGCCTATCGAACAAAATGATAACTATCAGGGGTTTGAATTGGGCTTAAAATATTGCTGTAATCACTATGACCAATTTCAGGGCTTGAGCATAGTCAGTACAATAGGTTGGCAGTTAAAACAAACTATACTAGAGGAAGTATCTTTAGCAACGATGGATAGTTATTGCCAAGAGGATATTCACGGCATTATAGAGAAACTTACAGCACAATTTTCAGGAGGTAAGTAATGGGTCAAATGAGTTGGATTTACCACGAACTAGAAGAAGCAGAGACTGAAATAAATGCTCTTACTTCTAGAGCATTTATTGGAGTTGAACATCATTGGACGGAGGATAAAGAATTTGTC